GTCGTACCAGGTAATGCTTATTCGGAAGATGGAAGAGAAAAAGTAAGCAATGCTTATTCTCAATTAGCTTCTATTGAAAATCCAGGAGCACAAGAATGGGTTGTAGGTACTAGATATCATCCTCGTGATATATATGATACGATGATAAATATGAAAGAAGTACACTATGATGATGAAGGAGAAGTACTCCAAGAAGATGAAGTATACGAATTGTTCCAAAGAGTCGTAGAAACAGATGGGGAGTTTTTATGGGCTAAGAAAACAAGAAATGATGGAAAAGCATTTGGATTTGATAGTAAAGAGTTGTCTAGGATTAAGGCAAAATATATTGATACAACTCAGTTTTATGCACAGTACTATAATGATCCAAATACTACTGAAAGTGCCAGGATTAATAAAGAAAATTTTCAATACTTTGATAAATCTAATTTAATAACTAAAGATAGTTATTGGTATATTAGAGATAGAAAGTTAAATGTATATGCTGCTATTGATTTTGCATTTAGTTTACGAAAAGAAGCAGATTATAGTGCTTTAGTTATAATAGGTGTAGATCATCAAGCTAATTATTATGTATTAGATATTGATAGATTTAAAACAGATAAGATAGTAGATTATTATACACATATATTAACTGCTTGGGAAAAATGGGGATTTAGAAAAATAAGAGCAGAGATAACAGTAGCTCAACAAACAATTGTAAAAGAGTTAAAAGATAGTTATCTTAAACCAAATGGAATACCTTTATCAATAGATGAGTTTAGACCAACTAGACATCTTGGAGATAAAGCACAAAGGATTGGTTCTATATTAGAACCTAAATATGATAATTTACAAGTTTGGCATTATAAAGGTGGTAATTGTCAAACATTAGAAGACGAACTTGTAATGGTTCATCCACCACATGATGATGTTAAAGATGCTTTAGCAAATGCAATGGCAATATCATTAGTACCTAAATTACGTGCACATATCAATTTAGGTTTAAATAAAAAACAAATGACTCACAGCCGTTTTGGTGGTGTGAGTTTTAACTAAGGAAATATTATGGCTGGTGAAGTAGCAGAAATTCAAGGATTAATAGCACAAGAAAATATGGCTAAAGAATTAGCTGGACTATATAATCAATGGTGGATACAAAGAAATAGTAAAGAAGCTGAATGGAGAGAACTAAGAAATTATTTATTTGCTACTGATACTACTTCTACATCTAATAATTCATTGCCTTGGAAAAATAAAACAACTCTTCCTAAGTTAACACAAATTAGAGATAACTTACATGCTAACTATATGGACGCTCTTTTTCCAAATGAAGACTGGATGAAGTGGGAAGGTGCTACTATGGAAGCATCTACTATGCAAAAACGTAGAGCTATAGAAGCATACATGAAAACTAAATTAAAAGAGGGTGGATTTAGAGAAATTATTTCTGATTTAGTAGCTGACTATATTGATTATGGTAATTGTTTTGGAGAAGTACAATATATAAATGATTCTCATACAGATCCTGTAACAGGAGAAATTCTTACTACATTTAATGGACCAAAATTAGTTAGAGTATCTCCATTTGATATTGTATTTAATCCTGTAGCTAGTTCTTTTGCAAAAAGTCCTAAATTTACAAGATATGTAAAAAGTGTTGGAGAACTTAAAAAAGAAATAGATACTAAACCAGATTTACAATATAAAAAATCTGTATTTGATAAAGCTTTAGATGTTAGAAAATCTATTTCTATGTTTAGAATGGAAGATGTTAATAAAGCTAGTGCTTTTATAGCTGATGGTTTTGGTACATTACAAGAATACTATCAATCAGGAATGGTTGAAATATTACAATTTGAAGGTGATTTCTTTGATAAAGAAGCTGATAAACTTTATGAAAATAGAATTATTACTATTATAGATAGAAGTTATGTTCTTCGTAATATTGAAAATCCTAGTTATATTGGTCATGATACTAAGCATCATGTAGGTTGGAGAAAACGACCAGATAATCTTTATGGTATGGGTCCTTTAGATAACTTAGTAGGTATACAATATAGATTAGATCATTTAGAAAATCTTAAAGCTGATGCATTAGATTTAACTATTCATCCACCAATGGTACTTAAAGGAGAAGTAGAACCATTTGAGTGGGGTCCAGAAGCAGTTATTCAATTACAAGAAGATGGTGCTGTAGATATGTTACCACCTAATCCCGCTGCTTTTCAAGTTAATAATGAATTAGCAGCTTTAATGAATACTATGGAAGAAATGGCAGGAGCTCCTAAAGAAGCTATGGGTATTAGAACTCCTGGTGAAAAAACTGCATTTGAAGTTCAGTCTTTACAAAATGCTGCTGGTAGAATATTTCAGAATAAGATTAATCAATTTGAAGTAGAGTTTTTAGAGCCTATTTTAAATACAATGTTAGAAACTGCTAAACGTAATTTAAATTTACCAGAGCTAGCTAAAGTATATGATGATGATTTTGGTGTACAAGATTTTTTATCTGTAACTAAAGAAGACTTAACATCTAGAGGTAAGATTAGACCTATAGGAGCTAGACATTATGCAACTAGAGCACAACTCTTACAAAATATATTAGGAGTATTTAATAGTCCAATTGGACAAACAATAGCTCCGCATATTTCACCTAAACAATTAGCTTTAATGGTAGAAGAATATATGGGCTTTGAGAAATATGGATTTATTAAAGATAATGCTGCTTTATTTGAAGCTGGCGAACAAGAAAAAATTAAAATGCAAATACAACAAGATATTCAAATGCAACAACAAGAACCTTCTACAGAAGAATCTATGTTACAAGAACAAATAAATCAAGTTGATGTTGCAGATGAAATGGAAGAATCTGAATAAGCTTGACTTTTTAAGCTATTTATGATATAATATTAATATGGATTTAAAATCAGATAAAGGCAAAGCCTTAACAAAAATTGAAGCTTTTAGAGAAATAAAAGCTTTTTTAGAAGATCAAATAGATCTTTCACAACGAAAGTGTATGGATGAAGAGAATTTTACTAAACCTTGCTGGTCTGAGTTTCAAGCTTACCAAAGAGGAATACAAAGAGCATATACAAAGTTAAACAATGCAATACCTGACCAAGGAGATAAGTAAGATGAATGATGAAGTAAAAACAGAAACAACTGAAACACCTGTAGAGCAGAGTACTAACGAAGCTCCACAACAAGATACTGCACCAAAAGCGTTTGAGATTCCGACAGAAGCTCAAGAACTTGTAGGTGAAGGCAAAAAGTACCAGAGCCCAGAAGACGCTCTAAGATCAGTACCTCATGCACAAAAGCATATTGAGACTCTTGAGTCTGAACTTGCTGAAGTAAAAGATGAACTGACTAAGAGAAAAACTACTCAGGAACTTATTGATGAAATTAAGTCTGGAGTTCAAACTGAAGTGAATACCACACAAACAGCAGAACTTAATCAAGATAACGTAATGGATTTAGTTAACCAAACTTTATCTATTAGAGAGAAGAAAGCTCAAGCTGAAACAAATGCTAAATCAGTAGCTGCAAGGTTTACTGAACAGTATGGAGATAAAGCTGAGACTACTTATAACTCTATAGCTAAAGAACTAAATGTTACCATTGCACAATTAAATGAGCTTGCAGCAACTACACCAACTATTGTATTAAAAGCAGCAGGTTTAACTGCTACTACAGCACCGGTAGGTAATTCTACTAGTGATGTTAATACAGAAGCTCTTAATAATACACCAAAACCTGATGTAACTTCAGCGAAAGTTGAAGGTGGATCAACTAAGGACTTATTAAAAGCATGGGGTAAAGCAGGCGAAAAAGTAAAACAACAGTCTTAGGAGACTTAAATGGCACAACTGACTAGTAATACAACTGCGTTCATTGAATCGCAGCAATATTCTCAGTTTATTCTTGATAATTTACACGACTATCTTCTTCCAGAAGGAATGTGGCGTGATGTAACAGACTTCGGTTCAGGTACAACACTAAACATTAAAACAGTTGGTACTGTAACACTTCAAGATGCGGCAGAGGATGTGCCTTTGAACTTTACAAACATTGACACAGGTACTATTACTATGGCTATTACTGATTATATCGGTGATGCTTGGAAAGTATCTGATGACTTACGTGAAGATGGTTCACAGGTAGATACACTCATGGCTATGCGAGCTATGGAATCAACTCGTGCTCTTGGTGAAAACCATGAGACAAAATTCTTATCAACAGCAAATGCTGGTCAAACAGCTGCTAATGTTAACTTAGTTAATGGTAGACCTCACCGCTTTATTGCTGGTAATGGTACTGCTAGAACTGTAACACTAGCTGACTTTGTTGGTATGAAACTTTCTTTTGACAAAGCTAATGCACCTGCTTCAGGTCGTATTGCTATTGTTGACCCAATCGTAGAAGCAACTCTTAACTCATTAATTTCTAGTACTTCTGTAGTTAATAACACTCCGCAATTCCAAGGTGTTCTTAATGAAGGTTTTGCTAGAGACCATCGTTTCGTAAGAAACATTATGGGTTGGGATATCTATACTTCTAACTTCTTACCATCACTTACAGCAACAGAAGCTATTAACGGTGCAGCATATGACCTAGCTAATGATACAGCTG